GTCTTGTTGAAAGTTTGTGTTAAGTAAAAAAACTATTTGCTCTAATAATCTTATCATTTGATCAAACTGACTAGCATCATATTCTTCTGTAGCATTTGGTAATCTAGTTATGTTTATTTTAGCCATTATCTTCTACCGTCAGGTCTTATTTCTAATTTTTGTGAGCCAAGTCTCCATGATGTATCATCAACTGTATTAGTTGTATATCGTATTTTTACAGCTCTGCCTCTACCTCGTACACTTATTTTTTCAGTTGTGCTAGTTATAGAACCAGTTGTTTGCACGTTAGAAGCTGACTGAGGATATTGTTCTAGTGTCAGTCTTGCAGTCATAGTATTTGTTAGGTTGTCAAAATCAGGAACTAGTTTATTTACAGACATTAATTGATCACCGTCAGCTATTTCAACAGACCCTGTTTCTAAAAACGCCGTAATTGCTGTGCCGTCCGCTTGATTGTTACCAGACTCATGTTCAAATATAGAAGAAGCTCCTGCTGTTAATCCTAATATGCTTGTAGCGTTTGCAGTTGCAGAGGAACTATATTCTGTTGCTATTGGTTTTTCATAAACATAAGCACCAAGCCATGTTGTTCTTGCTAGATTAATTGTGTACCAAGTGCCCTCTAAATAGTTGTAAGCAACAGCTCTATCTATTTGTGTAGCATCAGCTGAGGGGTAATACCAAATAATTTCGTTGAAAGCTGTATTTAAACCAACTGCAATGTCATTTTTGTTTGTGTAACTCAAATCATCAAATACATAATCTTGAACAGAGCAAGGCATTTTTTTAACAACACCATCAAAAAGATAAAAGGCATTATCAGACATCCAATAAGCAACACCATTAACCTCTATAGCTGCATGTTGAGCTATCAAACCAGCATTAGCTCCAAGTTGTCTAAGACCAAAAGTAAAAGGTGTGCCGACAAACTGTATACCGTGTAATGATGTATCAGTCCAAACCAGTATTTGACCTGTCGATTTTACAGCGCCTACAATTCTAGAGCCATCTGTTATTCTTAAAGATCCTGCTTCGTTTGTTGCAACAGGTGTGTAATCTGTTGCATCCTCTCTATCTGAAAATCTAAATAATAAATCATCTTGTGTTGCTGTATTGCCGATCGTCGTCTCAGTACCAAATATTAACAAATGTCTTGTATCTGTAGAGACAATGCTAAATCTAGAGGCAGTAGGAGCATTTGACAAAGCTGTAGCTCTTGCAGCTAAGCCCCCTGATGTATCCCAGATAAACGTGCCACCATCTAAAACAGTTGCAATTAAATCTTCACCAAAATTATCAAGCGACCAGTTTCTGCCTGCAACAACAACATTAGATGAAGATCTAGGTGTGTCCCATGTGCTAGCACCCCATGTTTCAGTTCCCCATCCATAACCATACGTTGAAGATGTAGGTCCAGGATTTATCTGATAAGTAGCAGTAACGGACCCACCTCCACCTGAAGTTGATCCTGTTGCATTTGTGCCAGCATTTATTGTAAAACTATTACCATCCGGCACAGTCAATATTTCAAATTCATTATTAAAATCTATACCGTCAACTACATTTGATGAAGAGCTATCGTCAAACGTAACAAAAGCACCTACTTCAGCATTGTGTCCAGTATCTGCAACAGTGACAGTAGATTGTCCACTTTGAGTAGTAAAAGGATTTGTAAGTGCTTGTGTTTCTCTTAATGGAGTAATGTCATAAACTTTACCCTCAGAATAAATATATAGTTTTCTATCGGTGCCCAAAGCCAAGTATCTTGTGCCATCTAAGCCTATCCAAGAATGTGTATCTCTAACAGAACCAACCACCGTTACGTTTGGATTAGGCAAATTTTGCCAACCTCCCCATCTTTCTGGTTTTCCGTAGTGAAATCTTACAAAATCTGAGTCAACATATTTACGCTCATCTCCAGCAGAATATGCTGTATCTTGCTTGTCGATGCCTGGACGAAACTTTAAGTCAACTAATTTCATGATTGGAGATTTTAACTTATTTTTCTGGTTCAAACCAGATAATTATTGAAAATCTAGGAGAATTGCCCTCAGCCGCATATAATAAAGGTGAGTGAAAACAACCATCAGGATTAAAAATCAACGCACGATTTGGATAGAAACCAACAGCTGTATTGAGGTCAAAAGTTTTACCGTCTATAAAATTATAAAATCCCGTTCCAGCGTTAAGTTTTAAATCTCCATCTAAATAAATTATTAGATGTTTTTCTTTAGGAAACCGCAATTTGTCGGTATGTGGCGTTGCCTTTTTAGTGTTTACGCAAGTAAAAGCTGCAAGGTTTAAATTTTTAATTTTTATATTAAAATGTTTAATAATGGATTTTTCTAAATTCTTAAGTAAATCGTCATTTTCATATATTGGATTAGATAAAAAAACGTGTTGGTCATAATCCTCTGATTTTGATACAATATTTTTGCTACTGTAATTTAAGGTAATGCTATATTTCTTTAATTTTAAAAATAATGCTTCTGGTAAAAAGTTGTCTTGCACTTGTAATTCTAGGTTCATTTTTCTGCTCCTTTAAATTGAGTTCCAACATTGCCTCTAAATCCATAATTTCCGTAGTGTGTCATGCCACTCATGATGTCTGCGTATATTTTACCACCCATATTTTGCCATAAACGGCAGAAAGCATAGTCTTCCGACAGATACCTTTTAGTTTGTGGTTCAATCATGGTGTCAAAAAAAGTGTAATTCCAATTCGAGGTTTTGTGATAATCAAATTCTTTGTCGTGAGATTGATTAATATGCTGATCGGGCACAAACTTTAGCTCTGGATAAACCTCTGCCATTCTTACAAACACATCTCTTTTGATTAACATAAAACCAGTTGGACCGTCCATGACCTCTATAAACCCTTTTTCTAATAATATATTTTTAGGATCTTTTACGTTTAAATTATATTGTAATGAGGCTGCAAGTAACTCATCCTCAGATATATTAGGATTTTCTTTTAATCTTTTTTTGACCTTAATCCAATCAATAGTTTTCCTAGGATAAATACCTGTTACCACATCTTTGTCATACTCAAGCATTCTAATGACAGCCTCTGGGTTAAAAGCTAAATCAGAGTCTATAAATAATAGATGACTATAATCACCATCCATAAATAGTTGCACCAAAGTATTTCTAGCTCTGGTTATTAATGATTCATTACCAATTGTTCCGAACTGTAATTCTATTTTTTTTGATGTAGCTAAAGCAACAAATTGCATGCAACTTTTAAAATAGTCTGCAGTAAGCATGCCACCATAACAAGGCGTACCAATAAAAACTTTATGCATCTTTGTAAAAAATATTAAGTGTATATCTTTCAGAACTATCTCCAAAAGATTGTAAATCTGAGTGAGGTATTTTACTACCATTAAAAAAAAGAGCTCTATTTTCAATAAAACCTATATGTGATGATAACGACTTACCTGTCATAAAACCCGTGCCGTTATTTAATAAGGACTCTCCTTTTACGAATAAAAGAAAATTAGCGACATTGTCTTTTTCTACGTCTACATGAAATAAAGGCTCCTTATTGTTTTGTCTTTTGTGAGCACTGACTGAAATAGGCTCTAAATTTCTATTAGGAAAAAAATAATCTTTTATTAATTTTAGTAAAGGATCTGTATGAAAACTGTGAGGAAAAGTGTGTCTATATCCGTATATTTGACCCTCTGGGTTTTTTACCTCACCGTAATTAATATTTAAAAAGGTTTCTTGTAATGATTCTAATGTTTCAATTGATAAAAAATTATCAACGTACATAACAAATTCTGTATTACTATTGTGTTGCATATTCTACTGTTAGGTACTCTATTTTTCTTACCCAGCCACGAGGTATAGCTATTGCACCACCACCATGATTATCATCCTTATCTACACACCATGATCTCATAATTACTATTTTGTCATCATTATTCACAACCATGTATCCTACTTCTTGACACACGGCTAACGAAGCATCCATGATATCTTTCACAGGCAGCCAGCCCGTTTCTGTTTCCTTGGCATCAAGCCAAGTAATTCGAACCATAGGTATTTTATTTATGTTCATCCGTGGTTAAAGTTGCATCTTTAGGCACTAAACGCAAATTAAATGATACAGATCTTCGCTCTTCATTTGGTGTTCGAAAAGGATACACCATGTGTGTCAGCCACGATGGGAACATAAATATATCACCTACTTCAGGTGGATGTTGTAATTTATGGCCACTAAAAATTTTAGGATCACCACACATAAAGACGATGTCTCCTACACTTGGGTAATGATCCTCTGCTTTTCTTTCTTTGTCTATACTCTCTGGCATCTTTGTATAAAATACACCGGATAAATCACCATCATGCATGTGTGCGGGATTAAAGTCTCCAGCCCATTGGCTCACGGCCCACATAGATTCAATAACCATTTTATCTGTTTTTTCAGCTGTTAAGGTTTCATTAGCTGGTGGTATACTTAAATATTGTTTAACCATCTCACCAATTAAAAATACTAATTGTTGACCATCCCCATCTATCCACTCTGGTGGCATTCTAATTTCTTGTTTAACATTACCAGCTAAGTTTGGTGACCAATCCCAATCCTCGATTAATTTTGGGTCACCTAGTATTTCATCACACTTTTCATTAACTAAATTTAAAATAAAATCAGGTACTTTACCTTTGATGACAGTAGGACCAAATGGTCTAATTGCGTCGAATTTGAGTTTTATTTCTTTCTGCATTCGGATCTCCTCCATTTATCTATTGTCATATAGCAATTATTTGCCTATAAATATAGAATTAATTGGCTTATTATTTCAAGCGTAGCCTTCTTGCCATCAACAATCACATAAATTGCAATAGGAGATTATGTTAGGAC